GTTGCATATTGGGATGATCAGAAGCTAAAATGCAGAAGAGGAGCCATTTATAAAAATGGCAAAAAAGTGTGGTTTTTGACAAGAGACTATTACATGTGGGTAAATTTTTTACCTATCTACAATAAGGAGGTTGCAAGGTTTACATTCCCTGATGTACGTGATGCTCAGTATCATATGGCGCTTTATGAAGAAATTGCAAAGCATTCTTCCAAGCATGCTGCTATTCTAAAGAAACGTCAGATTGCATCATCATACTTTCACGCAGGTAAGATGATAAACATGTTCTATTTTGAAGAAGGTTCTGTAAGTAAAATGGCAGGATCTTTAAAAGACTACATAAACGAGAAAGGAACGTGGCGTTTCTTAGAGGAATATAGAAACTTCTTGAATACACACACTGCTTGGTACAGACCATGTAATCCAGATAAAGTATTAAACTGGGAACAACGTATTGAAGTTAACCAAGGAGGTAAGAAACGTGACGTTGGTTTAAAGTCTGTAATCTTTGGTTTAGCGCTAGAAAAAGATCCTACTAATGGTGTAGGGGGTCCATGTACATTATTCTTCCATGAGGAGGCTGGAATTGCCCCAAAAATGAATGAAACAATAGAGTACTTGCTACCAGCAATGAAGTCTGGTATGACATATACAGGTATGTTTGTAGCAGCAGGATCTGTGGGTGACTTGGAACAATGTGAACCTCTTAAAGAGATGATCATGAATCCCATTGCAAAAGATGTACTTGCTGTAGAAACAAACCTTGTAAATGCAGATGGTGAGATTGCCAAGTGTGGTTTGTTTATTCCAGAACAGTGGTCAATGATTCCTTGCATAGACCAGTATGGTAACTCTCAGGTAGAGAAGGCTTTAGAGATGATTTATGAAGAGCGTCTTGAGTGGAAGAAAAATCTTAAACCTGAAGACTATCAATTACGTATTTCTCAGAAGCCTATTAACATTGAAGAAGCTTTTGCATATAGAAAAGTGTCTAAGTTTCCATTACACCTTGTGACAAAACAGGTAAGACGTATTGAAGATGGAGAATACTTTAGAGAATTTGTAGAGTTGCAAAGAGATGACTCAGGTAAGATCATAGCAAAAGAATCACGTAAGCTCCCTATATCTGAGTTTCCTATATCCCCCAAAACAGTTGACAAGGAAGGTGTCATTGTTGTATACGAAAGACCTGTAAAAGATCCACAGTTTGGTACGTATTACGCTTCTATTGACCCCGTGTCAGAAGGTAAGACTACAACATCTGACTCGTTGTGTTCTATTTTTGTTTATAAAACAGCACAAGAAGTTACAAAACACAAAGCTGATGGTACAATAGAACAGCACATTGAAAGAGATAAAATTGTAGCAGCATGGTGTGGTCGTTTTGATGATTTGAATAAAACACATGAGCGTCTTGAAATGATCATTGAATGGTACAACGCATGGACAATTGTTGAGAACAACATATCCCTGTTTATTCAATACATGATTTCTAGAAGAAAGCAGAAGTATCTGGTTCCCAAAAGTCAGATCTTGTTTCTCAAAGAACTGTCTAGTAATACAAATGTTTACCAAGAGTATGGTTGGAGAAACGTTGGTACGCTCTTTAAAACCAACTTGATATCTTACGCTATACAATTCCTTGAGGAAGAGCTAGATACAGAAACAATGACAGATGGGACAATTGTAAAAACTACATTTGGAATAGAGAGAATCCCTGACATTATGTTGCTAAAAGAAATGGCAGCTTATAGAGAAGGACTTAACGTGGATAGACTTGTAGCATTCTGTGCTTTAGTGGCATTTGCAAAAGTTCAAGAATCAAATAGAGGTTACTCAAAACGTGTTGAACGCGAGGAAGGTAATTTGGATAAATCAAATAAAAATGCTAAATTAAGAGTGAGTCCTTTCCGCCATTTTGGAAATGAAAACTCATCATCTACAGCGTTGAGAAAGCCAAGGAATCCTTTCAAAAACATTAGATAATAACAAAAAGTAAATAAGCTAGATTATGCCAACAATAGTAAATGCAATGCAGATTAAGAATGGGGCAAAGGTGGAGAACAATAAAATGGGTACTCTCACACAACCTATTCAGTTTTTGCGCAGAAAAGATAAAGATGAAGCTTGGGGTGCTTGGAACCTGGATTGGTTTGAAATGCAAGGACTTAAGCAAATACGCAGAAACGCAAGAAGATTGTTGAAAAATTACAAGCTTGCCAATGGTATCATTGACAAAAGCGACTACATTGTAGAAGAAGACAATGAAGTTGCAGAGCTTATTGATGTGCTTACTAAAGAAGATCAAAGCGCATTTGAGCTTAAATTCTTTCCTATTGTCCCAAACGTAATTAATGTTTTGACAGGTGAGTTTGCAAAAAGAAATGACAAAATCACATACAGAGCTGTAGATGATCTTTCATACAATGAAATGATTGAGGCAAAACGTGCAATGGTAGAAGAAGTTCTTGTTTCACGTGCTGAAAAGAAAATGATGGAAACCATTGAAAAGATGGGATTAAATCTAGAAGATGAAAAGCAAGCTGCTCAAGCTCAGGAACTTATGGCTCCTGAAAGAATTAAGAGTCTTCCTGAAATTGAAGAGTTCTTTAAAAAAGACTACCGCTCTTTAGTAGAAGAGTGGGCTACGCATCAACACAATGTTGATGAAGAAAGATTCTCTATGAAAGAATTAGAGAACATGGCATTTAGAGATATGCTTATTACAGACAGAGAATTCTGGCATTTCAAAATGAATGAAGATGATTATGAAGTAGAGCTTTGGAACCCATTACTTACCTTCTATCATAAATCTCCTGAAGTAAGATATATTTCGCAATCAAACTGGGTTGGAAGAGTAGACCTATTGACCTTGGCAGATGTCATTGACAAGTATGGTTACATGATGGATGAAGATCAACTACACAGTCTTGAAGCGATCTACCCTGTAAAATCTGCAGGATACAACATAGGAGGAATGCAAAATGATGGTTCTTTCTATGATGGAACTAGATCTTATGATTGGAATACAAATGGTCCTTCTTTAGGAATGCGTCAATTCTTAAGTGCTAGTGAAATGCACATGAACACAGGAGATGACATTATCTTCCAAATTCTAAATGAGTCAGAAGACTTGCAGGAATTCAAGGATATGGGCATGTTACGTGTAACAACTACATATTGGAAATCACAAAGAATGGTTGGACATTTGTCCAAAATAGATCAGACAGGTGTCCTTATTGACATGATTGTTGATGAGAGCTACAAGGTTACAGATAAACCTGTTTATGACACAACTGTTATCAAAAACAAAAACAGAGAAACACTAGTATATGGAGAACACATTGATTGGATCTGGATTAATGAAACTTGGGGAGGTGTCAAGATTGGTCCAAACAGACCAGCTTATTATGGTAATCATGATATCTTTGGATTCGCTCCAATGTATCTGAATGTCAAGCCTTTACGTTTTCAATTTAAGGGAGACTTTACACTTTATGGTTGTAAACTTCCAGTAGAAGGTGCTGTATTCTCTGATAGAAATACAAAGTCAATGTCTCTTGTAGACAAGATGAAACCTTATCAAGTTGGTTACAACTTAGTTAACAACCAGATTGCTGATATCCTTGTAGATGAATTAGGTACAGTAATCATGCTAGACCAGAATGCTTTACCACGTCACTCAATGGGTGAAGATTGGGGTAAGGATAATTTCTCTAAAGCATATGTTGCAATGAAGAATTTCCAAATGTTACCTTTGGATACTTCTATCACAAACACAGAGAATGCTCTTAACTTCCAGCATTACCAAGTATTGAATCTTGAACAAACAAATCGTTTGATGTCACGTATTCAGCTTTCTAACTACTTTAAGAATCAGTGTTTTGAAGCAATTGGTTTGTCACCTCAGCGTATGGGTGCTGTAAACGCACAAGAAACTGCACAAGGTATTGAGCAAGCAATTAACATGAGCTACTCACAAACGGAGCCTTACTTTACACAGCATTCAGAGTATTTGATGCCACGTGTACATCAGATGCGTACTGACCTTTCTCAGTATTATCACTCAACAAAACCAAGTTTAAGGCTACAATATTTGACTACTATGGATGAAAAGGTTAACTTTGAAATCAATGGTACAGAATTGTTAGCTAGAGACTTGAATATTTTCATATCAACAAAGGTTAATCAGAGACAAGTAATTGAGCAAATTCGTTCACTTGCTATTTCTAATAATACTTCAGGTGCTTCTATCTATGACTTAGGTAACATTATTAAAGCTGATTCAATGGCTGAGATTACACATGTTATGAAAGGTATTGAAGAGAAAACATCTGCTGCTAAACAACAAGAAATGCAAGCAATGCAAGAAACTGAGAAAATGCGTCAAGAAGGCGAAAGCAAACGTCTTGAAGCTAAACTTAGATTTGATGCTGAACAGAAAGCACTTGATAGAGAATCTGATGAGCGAGTTGCTGAAATTCGCTCTGCAGGTTACACTGCAATGCAAGACCGTGATGAAAATGCTCAGAATGATTACATTGACACTCTTGAGTATCTTGATAAAAAGAACGCAAAAGAAACTGATCAGTCTATTGCTAGACAAAGAGATTTGAATAGACAAGCAACTGATCAGTCAAAACTTGAGTTAAAACGTCAAGAAATGATGTCAAAAGAAAGAATTGCAGAGAAAGAGTTACAAATTGCAAAAGCAAATAAAAATAAATATGACAAAAAATAACTGTCATAGCTATATAGTACAAAAAAAGTTTGACAATTACATTCATAGGGTGTAAATCTTCAAAGTTTATTTGTAGATTATATATGAAGAAGAAGAGAAAAAATACCAACTAAACAAAACAAAGTATGAGTTCAACAACAGAAAACAACCAACAGACTTCTGTATCGAATGTGAGTATTGAAAGTATTGATGATTTTTTACCAATGCCAGGTGCTGAAAGCATCGTCACATCAGATGAAGAAGATGAGAAGTTAACAATCTTCTCAAAAAACAAATCAGTAGACATGTCTTTCCTTGAGAAAGATGATGAGGACTCAGATGATTCTTCAGATGATGCTGATAAGAAAAAGAAAACAACTTCAGCAGACGCAGCTTCTGCATTTGCTGAGTTAGACGCTGACCTGGAAGGCGATGATGCAGATGATGCAGAAGAGAAAAAACCAGGACGTAAAAAGATTGACAAGAGTGGAATGGTTGAAACATTCTCAAAATTGATTGAGGAAGGTTTGATTGTCCCTTTTGAAGATGATAAATCATTGGAGGAATACTCTGTAAAAGATTGGAAGGAATTAATCCAGGCAAACTTTGAAGAGAGAGAAAAAGCTTTAAGAGAGCAAACTCCAAAAGAGTTCTTTGAATCACTTCCACAAGAACTGCAATATGCAGCAGAATATGTTGCAAAAGGCGGAACTGACATGAAAGGATTATTTCGTGCACTTTCTCAAACTGAGGAAGTAAGATCATTAGATCCAAGAAATGATGAGCATCAAGAACTTATTGCTCGTCAGTACCTACAAGCTACAAACTTTGGTAATGGTGATAATGAGCTTATTGAAGATCAGTTACAAGAATGGATTGAATCTGGTGTTATTGCTAAAAAAGCACAACAGTTCAAACCAAAATTGGATCAAATGCAAGAAGAAGTAGTTCAATCAAAACTTGCACAGCAGGAGCAATTCCGTGCTGAACAACAAAAGAAGAAAGAAGAGTATATGGAGAATATCTACAATACTTTAAAACCTTCTGAGTTGAATGGTGTAAAGATTGATAGCAAACGTCAGAAGTTCTTATGGGATGAATTGACAACTGTCAAGTATGAAAGCATGACTGGACGTCCAACAAACTTACTAGGTAAGTTGTTAGAAGATCACCAGTTTGGAAAATCTCCACGCTACGACTTGATTGCAGAAACACTTTGGTTACTTTCTGATCCTGATGATTACAAAGAGAACATCAGAAAGCAAGCAAAGAATGAGGTAACTCAGGATACTGTTAGAAAACTCAAAACTGAAGAAGCACGTAAACTTGCATCAACAGTAAAAGATGAGGAAGAAGACAAACCTGTAAGTAGAAAAATACCTCGCCAAGCAGCAAATATTTTTAAACGACAATAATTTTAACAACAACTTTTAAACTTTAATTTAAACAAAATGAGCACACCCGTATTAAACAATGGATTGTTCTTGCGTGATACCAACTACAAAGTTGGATCACACGTAGACTCTTACCATTTGGTAAACATGCTTAAGAGTACAGATCCTATGGATTTAGGTCCTGTAGACTTGTGGGCAATGACCCAAAAGGTAGAAATGCCTCTTTATCAGATGGCATCTTTTGGTGGTAAAAACACTATTCTTGTAGATAACCCTAGAGGTGAGTACAAATGGCAAACTCCTATCGTACAGGATCTTCCTTACGTTGTAGAAGATGTTGAGCCAGGCGTAGCAGTTCTTGGTCAAGATGGTACTACCTTCAAAATCAAAATTAACAAGCGTGTATTTGGTCACGGTGATATCATCACTTATGACAAGTACAAAGGAGCTGAACTTTACATCACTGCTGAGGATATCCTTCCTTCTGGTGATGGTTTCGTGTACACTGTTCAATTGGTGAACAATGACAACACTAAGGCTCTTGACAAAAAGTACTTGAAGCCAGGTACTAAATTCTTCAGAAAAGGTTCTGCTCGTGGTGAATACGGTGAGCGTTTCTCTGACATTGGAGAATTGAGCGCAGGATTCCGTGAGTACTACAACTACGTTGGTGGTGCTGAGGCTCACGTACACTACTCTGTATCTTCTCGCGCTGAGATGATGATGAAAGGTGGAATGAATGCTGATGGTTCTGTTCCTGTAACTGAAATCTGGAAATCATTTGATGCTAACATCGCAAAAGATCCTTCTTTGACTAACATTGATGCAATGGTAGCTAAGATGGGTAAAGACTACATCAAGAAAGCTTATGACAATGGTACTTTGACTCGTTCATTTGTTACTAAAATGGAATCTGCTCACTTGAGCAAAATTGCTAACGACATTGAGACTTACTTGATGTGGGGACAAGGTGGTCGTATTAAGCAAGATGGTCCAGATGATA